TAAGGTCTAGGAGGTTGCATTCTCCTAACGTAAAATATCATTTAATGACGTTAGATGTTGTAGCGACGTTATGGACTTACGCTAATTACGGTGTAGCATATGTCGATACTCGCTTGCCTATACATTGTGCCCGTCAAGGGAAATTGTTAACGGAAGCGACTGTCCGTCCGCCTAAACAACCTCTTGATTTGACAAAACCCTTTTCAGACGAGATTAGACTTATGGCAATTGAGAACGTCAGACGGTTAGCTGAGTTGTGTGCGAAAACAAGGAAGAAAAATGGAAATAAGAAGTAAAGATTGTAATTTGTGTCCTCTTGCTGACAATCCTGGACGCGGAAAAGTTGTCCAAGGTGAAGGTCCTGTACCTGCCGATATTATGATAATCGGTCAGGCTCCGGGATATGAAGAAGCACGTTTCGGTCGACCTTTTGTAGGTCCTTCGGGCGAACGTTTAAACCAAATGCTAAATCTTGCGGGATTTAAGCGGAAGGAGATTTATATTACAAATATGTGTTGTTGCTATCCTCCGGCGGGCAGAGATCCTCGCGTGGAAGAGGTAGATGTTTGTGTTCAAGGGCTTTTACGCGAAATTGAAAACGTCCAACCTAAATTGATTATTCTTTTGGGCAGCGTTGCAACGAGAGCCTTCTTGAAGTCATCAGTAACAAGTGTGAGAGGCAACGTATTTATTTGGGAACACAACGGTCGAGAATATGTTGTTGTTCCGACACTACATCCAGCAGCTACTTTAAGGCGATGGGAAGATGTAGCTTTGCTGAAACGTGATTTTCAATTTGCGTATAAAGTTTTTAGAGGGAAACTCGAAATACCGAAGAATAACAAATTCATTATTACCCGCCTTTCGGATTTGGAGCGTTTGAGGAATGAAGCGGCTGTTGCCGATTATTTGATTGTTGATGTTGAGTGCGAAGGTTTCGATCCCGATAATGATAAATTGTTGTGTGTTGGTATAAGATGCGGCGATACTTCATACGTTATACCTTGGACGGTAAATGAAACGTTAGAACCTTTCTGGGGAGAAAACCAATCTTACGCTTACGCATACTTAAGGGAGATTTTGGGAAATCAAACGGCAAAGGTCGGACACAATATAGCTGATTACGATAGACGTATGTTGGAACATAACGGTTTACCTCTTAACAACATAACTTACGATACTATGTTGGCCCATCATTTGTTGGATGAGAATATGGGTCATTCGATGGAGCTTATTCAATCTGTCGTGACTACTTACCCCCAACACAAACATCACGTTAAAGAGTTTGTCAAATCGAAAGCAACGAAATACAGTGCGATACCTTCAGAAATATTGTGGGATTATAACGCGGATGATGTTTTCGTAAACGATTTGATTTTTCAGTGGGAACAGCAAGAAATGGCGAAGTATCCACGCTTGCAAAAATTGTTTTATTCTTTAACGATGCCGTTAGCAGACGTAATATACGATATTGAGAATACAGGAATAATGGTCGATTTGGAGAAAGGTAAAAGGATCAGGAAGCAGTATGAAGAAGAGATTGAGCGCAAGGAACGCGAGATATTCGCATTGGTGGGTTACGAATTCAATCCTAAGGCAACTGGTCAAGTCGAAAAGATTTTGTTCCAAGAGTTGAAACTCCGCCCGTTGTATAAAACAGATTCTGGTCATTACAGTACAGATGAAGAAACTCTTAAGTCATTGTCAGACGAACATCCTTTTCCGAAATTGTTGTTGGAATTAAGGAAATTATATAAATTATTGAATACTTATTTCGGTGATTCAGTAAACAGCACTTTGAAAGTTGACGCAGCAAGCAGGATCCACCCTCGGTATCTTATTACAGGTGCGAAACACGGTAGGGTGTCGACTGTCGAGCCCAATTTCCAGTCAATACCACGTGAGGGTCCCGTGCGTGAATTATTCGTTGCTCCGCCAGGAGCTGTATTTGTCGAAATTGATGAATCTATTACGGAAATGAGAATGATGGCTTACGTTTCGCAAGACCCTGAAATGTTGAAAGCGTTTAGGGAACGCCGAGATATCCATAAAGAATCTGCAGCGTCGTTGTTTAGTGTAAATGTTTCAGAGGTTACAGATGAGCAACGTTATCTTGCGAAGTTCTTTGACTTTGGTATTAATTATGGTCGCGGACCTGATAGTATTGCAGCTCAATTCGGATTGTCACCCGAGATGGCGCGTACAGCTTTTGATAATTATCTTAAGAAGTATTCAAAGTTAGCGGAGTATCATGCTTGGGTGAAGGCTCACGCTCGCAAATATGGTTGGGTTGAATTTCCTACAGGTAGAAGACGCAGGGTACCGGGTTTACTTGATCCGATAACAGCACGTAATCAAGGTGTGTGTGCTGATATGGAACGTTCGTGTATTGCTTCGATATGTCAAGGTGCTAGTGCTGATTTACATCACTATACGTTAATAGCTGTTCATAAAGCTTTAAAAGCTAAGAGGTATAAAACGAAAGTTGTCGCGACTCTTCACGATGCTTGGTATTTCGAAGTGTATTTAGATGAACTGGATGAGGTGATGCCAATGATAATTGAAATCCTTTTAAGGACACCCGTAGAAATTATGGGGTTGGAAATTCCTGTAAAAGTTTGTGTCGGTGAATGCTGGGGTGATCCAGAAGGTTTGGAGGTAAAATATGGCTACGACTAAACCTGAACTTTCTTTTAACATTGTTTTAGGCGATAGAAAAATCCCTATCAATTTGGAATCGGCGTTGAAGATAGACGTGAATAATATAGATGAAGAGCTTGTTGAACAACCTTCTCATTACGCTTGGTATTGTGCTATCTACGAATATGCCGCTCACTATCATCAGCAGTTAAAAACTCAAGGCCAGAAACTTGAGGCAGAACTAACTGAAGGGATCCGATATAGGGCGGCAGCTTCGGGTACGCGTATAACTGAGAAGATTATGGACGCGCAGTTAAAAAGTTGCCCCGAGTGGATAGAATTCCAAGATTTGATAAATGAAGCTCAAAAGAACGTCAATTTAGCTCGCGTCGCAAAAGACGCTTTTCAGCAACGACGGGATATGTTAGTCAGTCTCGTTTCTCTCGTCAGAGAAGAGAGGCAATGGTCTTCGTCATCGAAGATTCTAAAAGATAAAACCGTATCGGGCTTCGTGAGATAACTGTATAATTATATATAAGAAAATTGTGATTCCGTGGGAGGTGTGATTTATGTAACGTTAAAAAAAATAGGTGAAAAAAATATTTGGAGGAAAAAATGGCAACTACAAATGCCGAGTGGGCGCCAGAATATGACGCCAGTTTCGGAACTATCGATGAATTGAAACGAGCTGTAAGAGGAGAATATCTTTTTGAAACTTTGACTTGCGACTTACGTGACATTTCTATAACGGAAGATTATAGAATTCACAAAAACGGTAGTTCTTTCGTTCCGACAAAGTATGGTATGACGCGGCTATTACAGACGTTGAGAATACCAGCGGAGTTCGGATTAAGAATCCCTTCGGATTTGCTTGCTGTTGTCGAAAGCCGTTTGAGAGAAGTTGAATCGAAGGGTGTAACTTTGTGTGTGAGAGATGGGAACTTAATTAGCGTTACGAAACCTACGCAATCCTCACCCCCGTTGGATCATTTGCTTGACAACTTAGTCACGTTAGATAGAGTAGCGTTAGCTCATTTATCTGATAGAGGAATGAGGGTTGCGACTACATCTGCGTCAGTTAAGGCGGAACCAAATGTAGGGGATGTCGTCGAAGTGGGAGTAGTACTTAATGCGTCGAACACCGGTGGAGGTTTACCAAACGCAAGGTTAATGACTTTCCAGTTGGTTTGTTCTAACGGTGCGGTTGCGGGCCGAGACTGGGGAGAAGCTAAGTGGCAACAATTCGTTCCGAATCCCGTAGAGGAATTTATGACTAAAGTGAGGGCGTTAATGGAACGTAGCGATAGTCTCGCTAGAAATATTACGTACCTTTCTGAAGTGAATTTGGACGCTAAAATGTTCTATTCGACGTGGTCGAAGGTTATCAGCGTAGTAAAGAAAGGCGAATACGCTGATGATATTTTGAAAGTTACAGGAGATGAGCGGAAGCTTTATATCGCTCAGGCTCGTACGGATGGTTCAGTCCAAACTGAAGTTAATGCTTTTAAAGCTTTCGATTCTATTACACGTATTGCGCAAGCTCTTCCTTATGCAGAACGTGGAAAAATGATGGAAATTGCGGGAAGTCTTATTCCCGCGTCGAATTAAAAGGAGGGAAATAATGCCAGGAAAAGTCGATTTTAATAAAATTGCTGCGAGGTACGCGCAGCTCAATTCGGGTCAGTTTTGGACACCGAAGGAAGGTATGAATAATGTAAGGATTCTACCTCCGTGGAATGATGAAGGTGTTTTCTATAAAGAAGTACCTTCTCACTTTAGTGTAGGACCTCAAAACAAAATGTTTGTTTGTAATGCCAAATTGGGTCATGGGTCTTGTGTGGTTTGCGACACTGTCACGAAGTTGCTACAGTCGAGTAGCAAAGACGATGTCAAGTTAGCTGAGGATATGAGGGTTCAGTTAAGGGTTCTGTATAATATTGTAGACCTTGACGATCCGGCTGTCGGCGTTCAGATAATGTCAACAGGTCCGAAGATCTTCCGTGATGTCCTTTCTTACTTCGCGGATCCTGAATGGGGTGATTTAACAGATCCCGAAACGGGATACGACATTTCGATTCAGCGTTCAGGTACTGGTTTCCAAACACAGTACACAGTACGACCTAAAAAGAATCCGTCGCCAATTGCAGATCCCGATTGGTTATCGCAACTTCACGACCTTGATGAATTCTCGAAACCTGCAGATGAAGAAGCTATTGCAAACGCTTTGTCGGGAATCGTCGTGGTACCGACAGCTCCTAAAGCTCAACCTGTAGCTCCTAAAGCTCAACCGAAGGTTGTAACACCTGTAGTAGAAGAAGAAGCGGAAGATGTGGAAGCCGAAGACATCCCGGTCGACGCTCCGAAATGCTTTGGTAAAATGTATGATGCTCGTACGTGTGCGGGTTGCGCATTCGCATCTCAGTGTAATCCTTCAACGGGTAAGCCTCAAGCTGCGAATGATTTAGCTGCACGTATTAAGCAGAAAATGGGTCAATAATGAGTCGTGACGATTTGATTTCGAAGTTAACAAAAACTTTGGACAATTCGTCGTTGTTAAGCGATCCAACGTTAGGTTTGTACGTCAAGCAATGGATTCCTACGGGAGTACCTTCATTGGATATTGCGTTAGGTACTCCCGGTATCCCTTGCGGAAGAGTTACAACTATTCGCGGAAAGCCAGCGACGGGTAAGTCCACACTTGTGTGTCAATTGTTGGCATCGTGTCAGAGCGTGGGTGGTTTATCGATACTTATCGATTCTGAATATGCGTATGATCCACAACGTTCTAAAGAAATTGGAATGAATATGGATACCACAATTGTTTTGCAACCTAATAGTTTGGAAGATACGTTTAATCAAATCGATAAGTCGATTGATGTTATCCGAAATGATGATCCCAGTATTCCGGTCGTGATCGCGATTGATTCTGTCGCGGGTTTACCGACTGAAGCTGAAACTGCTACGAAGTTCGGCGATGGTCAATCATGGGGTTCACACGCAAAAATTCTTAGTCTTGCGATGCGTAGAATTGTCCACAAAATAGCTGATCAACGCATAGCGCTTATTTTCGTTAATCAGACGAAAGAACGTACTGATATCGCTTGGGGCGATAGTGATACGATGATTGGCGACAATCCGATCATGTTCCACAGTAGTATCGTGTTAAAAGTATCACGCGTTGGGACAATAGGCGATAAAGATCCTAGAGGTATTACGAGTGAAATAAAAGTTGTCAAGAATAAGCTTGCACCTCCTTTGAAAGTGGTTAGGTTAGACGTTTTATTCAAAACAGGTATTGATATCGGAAAGACGTACGCTCAAGCTGCTTTATCTTTAGGTTTAGCAACGAAGAAGGGTGGAGGTTGGGTTGATTATGACGATTTGACTTTTAAAGAGAGCGAAATGCTAGCGAAATTGCGTGATGCTGGGAAGTTGGAAGAGTTTAATACGCGATTGAGGGCGAAACTCGAGGAAGCTATAATTGGTTACTCAGGAGGAGAGGATGTATAATGTAAATCAATTTTCTGCTGTGTATTTCGGATCGCAAGTTAACTTCTGGAAGGATATAAAGTCATTGATCCCAGAAGATGCGAGTACGTATTTCGATTACACTATGGGAGGTTTCGGAAATCCTTTACGGGCTGGATACGAATTGAAAATGAATGTAGTGGTTAATGACTTGTGCGACTACCCTGTTATAGCTGCACGTGCGATCTTTCAGGATTCTCTTACAGGTGAGACACAAGACGAAGTTACGGAACGTTTATTGAGGTTTCCTCGTATCGATGGTGTTTTTACAGAAATGAAAAAGTCTTCAAAGTCTATTGAAGGAGGTGGTCCCTTTTCGCTAGAACTTTGTCGTTTCGTTGATGGCATTTGTGCTACAACAACCGAGAATAGGATTAAGTTCGCAATAGGTAAGAGTTTAATGGATACTACTTTCAGAGGGTTGGGTTGGTCACGCACTGATCCTAATAGTAGGAATGTTGAAGGCTGGACACCACGTATCTTGGCTACAAAAGCCGGTAAATGGTATACACGTTTTGAAGAAGTTAGTGTTCAATTACGCGCAAATGGCAAACAGTATTTTGTCTTGAATGAAGATTGTAAGTTGCTGGCCGGAAAATACGCCGATTTGCATAAAGGCGCTTTCGTTTACTGCGATCCAGCTTGGCCTTGGGCTTTGAAGTTTAAAAGTAAAAATCCATACTTGTTCGTTGTCGAAAAATTATCATCAATTCTTTTGCAGAAAGAAACGCGAAAGGATCAATTCCGTTGGGAAGAGATGACAGACGGACAAATTGCTGATGAAGTTACCGATTGGGTTTTGGATGCTCTCAAGGCGGGAGCGTTACGCTTTGTCTTAAACACTCAAGGAACGAATCGTCCTAATCCAGAAATGCTTGTCGGGTATTGTAAAGAAAAGGATATAATTATAGAGGATGTAATTAAAAAGGAATTCAAGGGAACGAACAATCCATTTGAAGAAACGTGGATTGTATGTAGGAGGTAACTTATGGGAGAGAAGAAACGTATTATCGATGAGGCATTCAATCAGTTGGTTGATGAATTGTTTGAGGACGTTCAAGGACCTGATTGGAACTTACAAGAATTGGGTAAGAGTTTAGAACCAGATGGTCGTATGAAATTCTTCTTCTACTTGCGTAAGGTTGGCGAAAATGAAACCAGCAGGTAGTAAGCAAAAAGGATCGTCTTTTGAGTTGCAAATCGCGAAACGTATCTCGGGTGTGATTGGAGTCGATCAACAAAAATATTTACAGCGGAGTCCTGAAAGTGGTGCGCGTATTTCTTGGAAGGGAGATATTGTGCCAGTTTATCCGTTGGCGATGGTGTGGCCTTATCATATCGAATGTAAGAAACGCGAAGGTTGGAACCTTGATCAATTACTTGATCCAAGCAATTCGAAGTGTGAACCTATGATTTGGTTTAAAGAAGCTTGTGAACAAGCTTATGACGATAAACATATTCCGCTTATAATCTTTTCGAAAAATTATCGACCGATATTGATCGCGTTTCCGGAAAGCCTATATACGCCACAACACTTCTTAAAGGTTAAAGTGCTCGTTCAGAAACACAAAGTCTTGTATGTGTTGAATATTTGCACTTTGACAGAGTTCGAAGCGATGGTTTTCTATCCATTGCGGGATCAAGTTAAAGGTTTAGGAATATATAAAGGAGAGTAGATAAGATGATTCCTTCGTGTTTTGGGATAGAACAAAAAGATACGGGTATTTGTTATGTTTGTCCGATGAGTTGTATGTGCCAAGAAATAATTGAACGAGGACTTCCTATCGATGGTGGTTTGGGTGCTCTTCAGATAATTTTAAGGGAGCATCCCGATTTGGATGAAATCGCACAATGTGTTTTCACAAAAACGTGTCCTTTGTGTGGTATTAAGTTTTCTACTTGGGGTGAATTCTCGATACACAAAATGGACTATCACGACGAAACACCTCCTATTATTTATAAAGTAAGGAACGGATCGGTATAATGAAGTGGTTAGCGTTTTCTGACGCGCATCTTAAGAAGTTTTCAGATCCACGCCGTGAGAAGGATCAACAGCATTTCTTTGAATTGTTAATGGAGGTTGTTGTCGTAGAGAGAATAGAGTTAGTGGTCTTTATCGGTGATTGGTATAACAGTAAGTCGTATTTACATGCCGCATTATGTAATTTTTCGATTGATTTCTTGAAGCAATTATCGACACGTTGTGATTTAATATTTGTAGCGGGTAACCACGATTTTTTGTATCCCGATAAAACGGAAACGACTTTGGAACCTTTTTCACAGTTTGGTTCGTTATATGCCCAACCAGGTGTCTATAAAAGAGGTAATATTACTTTTGATTGTTTACCTTATACACGCGATGTCGAGAAGGTTCGGAGTTTTTGTGGTAAGAGTGGTTCGAGTATTCTCTTGGCTCATATCGAATTAGACCAGATGCGTGCGTCACGTAATTGGTTGTTGAAAACTGAAATGAAGAAAAGCGATTTGAGTTTGTCATCTTATGTCGTTGGCTTAACGGGTCACGTTCATTGGAGACAACAGATCGATAATCTCATTTGTATCGGGAGTCCTTATGAAATGGATTTCTCTGACGCAGGTAGTTTACCGAGAGGTCTTCACGTTTTCGAAGATTGTGAACTTTCGAAGTTTATACCTTTAGATTTACCACGCCACTTTATTATCACATATTCTAATTCTATACCTCTACCTCAAGGCGAACATTATATTAAAATCGTGGACGTTCCGGCGGATGAAGTTGATAAAGTTTTGAGGGACTGCTCGACGTTCGACTTTCGCGAGGTTGTTGTTATACCTGAAGTTGGTAAAACGCTCGAGAAGGATGAAAAGTTTTTCTCTATCAATTCTGCGATAGATGAATATGTCGAACGCGTCTGTCCAGATCAATTG